ATAACTCAAATATTCAAAATGGAGTTCCAATTGCCATTATTCTACAGTATGGTCATGGAACTCGAAACGGCGGCTGGGTACAGGGGCGAGACTACATCAATCCTGCTATCCAGCCTATTTTTGACAAAATCGTAAATGAAGCATGGAGGGAGGTTACTAAGCTATGAGCAGGACAATCGATTCAAGAGTTGTTGAGATGCAGTTTGACAATAAACAATTTGAGTCAAATGTCAAAGCCACAATATCAACTCTTGATAAACTTAAACAAAGTTTGAATTTGACCGGAAGTTATGACAGTATGTCAGGACTTAGCAGCGCTGTAGAATCAGTTCGTATGAAGTTTTCGGCTCTTGAGGTCATGGCAGTAACAGCCCTCGCAAATATCACCAATTCTGCGATTAATACCGGAAAGAGGATCGTTTCAGCTCTAACTATTGACCCGATAAAGTCTGGTTTCTCAGAGTATGAAACTAAGATCAACGCTATCCAGACGATCATGTCTAATACTGCGAGTAAGGGTACGACCATGGAGGACGTTACGCGAGTCATCGACGAGTTAAATACATATGCCGATAAGACGATTTACAACTTCGCTGAAATGACCCGCAATCTCGGTACCTTCACGGCCGCAGGAGTTGGTTTGGAAGAATCAGCGAAAGCCATTCAAGGTATTGCTAACTTAGCGGCAGCATCCGGTTCGTCTTCGCAGCAGGCATCTACAGCAATGTATCAGCTTTCTCAGGCGATAGCAGCTGGTACAGTAAAACTTATGGATTGGAATTCAGTCGTCAATGCTGGTATGGGTGGCGAAAAGTTTCAGGAAGCTCTTAAGCAGACAGCTAGAGAATATGGTATTAACGTAGACCAAATTATTGAAAAAAATGGTTCGTTTAGAGATTCGTTGCATGAAGGATGGCTTTCCGCTGAAATTTTGAATCAGACTTTGAGTAAATTCACTGTCGAGGGTGCGACAGAATACGCCAAGAGTATGATGGAGTCTGGTAAATGGACTCAGGAGCAGGCTGATGCTCTTATTGCTGAAGCTCAAGCCATGGAAGATGCCGCCACTAAAGTCAAGACTTTTACTCAGTTATGGGAAACTTTGAAAGAATCCGCTCAGTCTGGATGGAGTAAAAGCTGGGAACTTATTATTGGCGATTTCGAGGAAGCTAGAGATCTTTTTACTGAAATCAATAATGTATTCGGCGGTCTCATCGAAAAATCAGCAGATGCTCGTAATGAGATATTGCAATTCTGGAAAGACAATGGTGGTCGTGCAGCACTTATTGATTCATTTAGAAACTCGTTTGAAGCATTAGGAAAAATTTTAAAACCTATAGGAGAAGCTTTTAGAGAAATCTTTCCTAAAATGACAGGCGCACAATTAGTCTCTATAACAGAAGGACTTAAGAATTTTACAGAAACCCTCAAAATAGGAGACGAAACTGCTAAAAACATTAAAGACACATTCAAAGGTTTCTTTGCTCTTCTTGATATTGGTAAGATGGCTTTAACAGCATTCGTTAGAGGTCTTTTTTCTCTTGTTAAAGCATTATTTCCAGTTACCGATAACTTTTTTTCGATAACCGGAGGTATTGGAAATTTTATAGTTGCTATTCGTGATGCAATAAAGTCTTCGGATACATTTAACGTCGTAATTCAAAATGTCGGTAAAGTCTTAAAACCAGTCGCAGAAGGAATTGTAATGTTTACTGATCTGATAGCAAATGCATTTAAAGCTGTCAGGGCACCAGACATGAGTGGTATTGACGAGTTCACTGGACAAATAGAAGAAAGTTTTCAACCCTTAATTAAACTGGGTGAAGCTTTTAAAAGTTTCATTTCTTTCTTCTACAATCTAGCATCCACAATCGGTGAGATACTTAGTAAATTGAGTGACAGTATATTTAAATCACTAAATGACTCTAATTTCTATTCTATATTTGATTTAATAAACAGCGGCTTATTTGCTGCAATATTATATGGAATTAAAAAGTTTATAGATTCACTAACCAAAATAACAGATAGTGCTGGTGGATTCTTATCTGGTATTACCGGTATCTTTGATGGAGTTAGAGGCTGTTTAGAAGCTTATCAATCACGATTAAAAGCAGATGTGTTGTTAAAAATTGCTATATCTATTGGCATACTAGCAGCCGCTTTGTTAACTATATCAATGATAGATTCGGAAAAACTTACAGTTTCGTTAGGTGCTATGACAGCAATGTTTGTAGAACTATTTGCCGCTATGTCAGCGTTAAGCACTCTTACTGGACCTCGTGGTTTTTTAGCGATGACAAAAATTACAATTGGAATGATAGGTTTATCTGTAGCAGTTCTCACACTTGCGTCGGCAATGAAGAAATTATCTAGTCTTGATTGGAATGGAGTAGCAAAAGGTCTTGCTGCTATAGCTGGTTTGACTGGCATATTAGTAGGAGGAACAAAATTACTAGAAACCAGTTCTAAAAGCTTGATAGCAGCGTCAGTTGGTTTTATTATATTTGGCACAGCAATTCTAATCCTTACCCAAGCTGTAAAACAGTTAGGGGATCTAGACCTTGCCGACTTGGCTAAAGGATTAGTTGGAGTCGGTGTTTTAATGGCTGAGTTAGTGTTATTTATGAAGGTTGCTGATCTGAGTGGAATGGGAGCAATAAAAAGTGTTGGAATTCTACTTTTAGCAGCTGCTATAACTGTCTTAGCCGATGCGGTAAAGAAATTAAGCAGTATTAATCTTGGTGATTTGGTTAAAGGGCTTTCCGGACTTGCGGTTATGTTAACTTCTATTAATATATTTATAAAAGCTGCCGGTGATGCTAAAAATGTAATAGCAACAGCTGCTAGTTTAACTATTCTTGCTGCTGCTATGAACATATTTGCAGCTGCTATTATAAAGATGGGTAATATGTCATGGGAAGAAATGAGCAGAGGATTGATATCCTTAGGCTCAGCTCTTGCTATTGTGACATTGGCTCTCATAGCACTACCTAAAAACATATTCATGCAATCACTTGCTTTGCTAGACGTCGCTGGCGCTATGATGATGCTGGCAGAGGCGTTGAAAGCATTTGGCGAAATGTCTTGGCAAGAGATAGCGAGGAGTTTAACAGCGTTAACCGTTTCTTTAGGAGTTATTATAGCCGCGTTTGTTATGTTAGGAAAAACAAGTTCCCTGGCCGATTCTTTAGCATTTTCAATTCTTGCTGTCTCAATTACTATGTTAGCTGGAGCATTAGAAACGATTGGGTCAATGTCCTTAGCGCAGATTGGAATAGCTTTGATTGGATTAGCTGGAGCATTTACAGTTATTGGCGCAGCCGCAACGCTATTAACACCAGCAATTCTAGCTATATTAGGGCTGGCTGCAGCTATTGCAGTATTAGGCGTAGGTGTTGCAGCGATTGGTGGCGGTATATTAGCATTATCGGCAGGACTGTCGGCCTTAGCGATAGCTGGTACTGCTGGCACCGTAGCATTAGTAGGGTTAGTAACAGCTCTTATAGGTTTAATACCTTCCGCTGCAAAAACTCTAGCACTAGGAGTTATTGAGTTTGCAAGAGTTTTAGGGGCAGGCGCGCCAATCATCAAGGATGCGTTTCTTGCACTTTTAACAAGTGCGTTAGAAGCATTTACAGAAGCGATTCCTATGATTACCGAAGCAGTGTTTACTTTGCTGATCAGTCTTCTTGATGCTTTAGTAAAATACACTCCGGATGTTGTAGAACGGGTATTTGATTTCTTAATTGGCATATTAAATGCTATCGCAAAAAAATTACCTCAATTGATACAAGCTGGCGTGGATGTTCTTATGGCTTTCTTTTCTGGAGTCATAGACGCACTCAGCGGAATCGATGTTGAGGTTTTACTCAAAGGCATTGCTGGTATCGGTTTATTATCGGCTATCATGATTGCTCTTGGAGCTGTGGCGTCACTTGTTCCTGCGGCCATGGTCGGCGTCCTTGGTATGGGCGTTGTAATAGCAGAACTCTCACTCGTTCTTGCGGCTATTGGAGCACTGGCACAGATTCCCGGTCTGAAATGGTTAATTAACGAAGGTGCCGAGCTTATGCAAGGCGTTGGAAACGCGATTGGATCTTTTATCGGCAGTATTGTCGGAGGATTCATGAGCGGAGTTTCAAGCAACTTCCCCAAAATCGGTTCCGATTTATCAGCGTTTATGACCAATATCCAACCATTCTTAGATGGAGCAAGTAAAATCGATGCTTCCATTCTGGATGGCGTAAAGGCTTTGTCCGAAGTGATTCTGATACTTACAGCCGCAAATATTTTGGACGGTTTAACTTCATGGTTTACTGGAGGAAATTCTTTGTCCGGGTTTGCCGATGAACTTGTTCCTTTCGGAAGAGCAATGAAAGAATTTTCGGATGAAGTTGCCGGATTGAACGGCGAAACAGTATCAAATGCGGCTATTGCCGGAAAAACATTGGCCGAAATGGCGGCTACGCTCCCGAATACTGGAGGCGTAGCAGGATTCTTTGCCGGCGAAAACGACATGGATATTTTTGCCGAACAGATCGTTCCTTTCGGAAGAGCAATAAAAACATTCGCAGATGAAGTTGCCGGATTGAACGGCGATGTTGTAACTGAAGCTGCTACAGCAGGTAAAGCACTTGCTGAAATGGCGGATACTGTACCTAACAGCGGAGGCGTAGTAGGATTCTTTGCCGGCGAAAACGACATGGA